CTATCAAATAAAACATTTCTATAAACTAGATTACCATTAGCATCAGTTGTTGGATAATATTCGGTGAATGCATCAAAGAGTTGTTCTTTTGTTGTTTTTGATTCTATGAATAGAAGTGGATGTCTATATTCTGTTACAACACCACTACCATTTACACTATACTGTTGCGCTAGTGGAACATCTCTACCAGTATACTCTACAGTAGAACCGGGGAAGGTGATAGTGTCGCCCTTTTCAATATTGTATGGAGTATCACCCTTGAGAATAATTACTTGATTACTAATTTCAACTTCGTTTAGATACTCAGCAGTTGCATCAAATGTACCTGGCTTTAGATAACCAAATCCACCATCAAGCACTTCGTAATCAATACTACCAACTTGAGCCAGAGAAGATTTTGTAATAATACCCTTTCCACCAACACCAGACTTTCGAGAAACAAATTCAACACTGTCACCCTCTACTTGATTTGGAAGTCGTACTGCTTTTGATACTCCAACATCTACAATCGAGCCAGCAATTAGTTTACCGACATTAATAACAGTTTCTGTTCCATCGTTTGTAGCAGATATTACTTCTAACGAATCATCTGCACCAAATGTACCTCGTAGATTTGACATGAATAGAATAGGTGTAAGTGCGCCCGAGAAACTAACAAACACAATATCATCTACAAAGGCTTCTGCATTAGATAGATCACCCTTGAGTGTATTACCACGTTGTATTGGATAACCATCAACATTGAAGATTGTCTTCATCTCTAGAAACTTCTCATTGCCCCAAATAGAGTTTGATGGCTTCAGTATGTGACCACCTGGATAGAATACACTAATGTCTTCGTTGAAGAACATCTTGAACAATAACTCAAGAGATTCTTTTGTACCCTTTCGTGTGTACAGATCATCAATGTGCTTAACAATAAATGGCACATCAACAGTTGTATCAATTGGAAGATCAGCAAGATACTTCTTCTTATAGTACACAAAGAAGGCAGGTAAAGTTGTATCGATGTCTCGTAACTTTGGAATATCACGATCATTCTTTTGATCAAGATACTGATAGTAAGCCTCGACAAACGCTATAAAGAATTGACTATTTTCTCTATAGACATTTGGAAACTGACTTTCTATGTCAGAGTAAATATTATCTCGGACTGTTATGGGCATATTTTATGATTCCACAGGTATGACGTTTACAGTTACATCTTCACCACGAATTACGATAATACGATCTTTTGGTGGTTTAATATCTTTTCTTACACTGTTTGCTGTAAACTTAATTGCGCCACCCTCAAACGATGTGACTGTTACATCAGCAAGTTGAACTTCTCCAGTATCATAATTTATACTACCTGCAGAAGTGTTAAACACACTTTCATTTGCTACGCCTGATGTTACAAGTATCATGTTACCTCTGCCATCATCCATTGCTTTTACTAATGTGTTAGACACAGTAAATGGTGACGAAGATACAGCAGGTTTATAAGAGTTAAATCCACGAGTCTCATCAAACTCATAAGGCTTAACAAGACTTGTACCAAAAGTAAATGCAGGCGATTCTGGTTCGCCTAGTTCTGGTACAATCTCAATGATTGGTTTAGCAACAATATCAGAAGATACAATTGATGGATCAAGCCCGTCAAGGAAAGCCGCAAGTCTTGACTGTCTAAATGTTTTATTAAAGTCATTGAGGTTTGTATTCTGATATGTTAGAATAGAACTTGCAACTTCACTTTGTATTTGACTTGGCGACTTAGTTGTTAGATTTGGATCGAAAGTAATTGTAATGTCTGTATCCACAAATAGAAACTTAGCAACAACAAAGATAGGCTCAATTGTTAATGGAGTCTTATCAGATAGATACTCCTTGAAGTTAGCAATCTCATAGTCAGCAACACCCTCACCACCAACTACATCAACAGAGATAATGACCTTACCAAACTGTGGGGGTGAAACTTCATCACCACCATATACACTAATTGCTTGAATGTTAGGAAAACGAGAACGCAGTAGAGTCTCATAGTCTTTTCTTGTAATTGCTCTCTCTTGTATTTGAGACGCCTTAGGCGCAAAAGCCCGAATCGAGTCAATGTCTTCACTATCTCTACCACCAGAAGAAGTTTGAGTCACTTCGATACCAATTGAACTTGCGCCGCCAAAAGCGCCCAAAGTCAATGACTCAACTCCGTTAGCGGGAGCGCCCACAGTGGTTCTATATGTGGCACTAATAGAATCAGTAATTGTTGGCTGTGCGCCAAAACGATCTCGACCAAACTGTATAGAGTACTTACTATCATTCTCAGGCTGTAAATAGAATACCTTATCAGAAGACTTAACACCAAACACATCAGAGCGATATGTATATGTTGCACCATTGACAGTTACCTTAAGGCTTCGTGTATCAATATTAGAGTTAGATAGAACAGTGTCAGAGATGTTTAATGTCTCATTTAGTATACGCCCTTCATATACATCAACATCGCTTACTGTAAATAAGGTAGTATCAGTTACACTACGAATCGCTGTATATGCCTTATCTGTCAGAAAGTTATATGTCTTATTACCACAGCGACCAATCATTGCTGTGCCTTCTGGTATGATAAAGTAGTTGTTTGGATTATTTGGGTATATTACATTGATTGTAGCTTTTGCATTTGCACTACGCTTACTTGTAGGAAGATAGTTTAATTCTTTGGCATGAGATATAACACTATTGCGCTGTGTAGCACTATCCAGAAACATTTCAGATATAGCCATATTATAGTAATAGCTATTATAGAATGTATTATATGCTAGTACATCTAGTAGCACATTCATATTAGAGCCTTCGTAATCGAAGTCTTTAAAGGCTGTCTGATTTTTCAGAAACGTCTTGAGGTCTTCTTTTGTTGCATTAAAGTCAAGATTTGTTACTGGCGATATGTCTGTCATTATCTTACCCTACTAAGATTAAGTGAAACGGATGAGTCTCTACCACTATTTATTACGCTGAATATAACTTCTACGAATATAGCATTACTGTCTATATTGGCATCTACTAGTATATCTTTTACTTCAGCACGAGGCTCATATGTACTAATTGTTGATTTAATGTTTTCTTTTAATATAAGAATAGTGTTCTGATCTATATTCTCAAAGAGGCTACCTCTTATATTACAACCAATATCAGGCTGAAAGAGACGCTCTCCACGATCAGTTAATAATAGATTCTTTACACTCTGGCGCACAGCCTGTTCGTTTACCTTACGAGATAAATCTCTACGACCGGGTATCTGCTCTAGATTTGATCCAAAGTCAGAGAAAAATTCTGCTGTTCTACTTCTTGGTGTTATTGCCATGACACTATACCTATAGTTCGATTATATATTTATGCGTTATTACGAGCGTTTCTTTTTAAAGCCATCTGTGTTATGCTTATTCAATAAGTCTTGTATATCGGTCTGTCTCTGTCCACTATACCCTTTCTGCCAACTTCTACGGGCGCCTAGATCAAGATGTAGATGTCCAGTATATACACCAATACCAGTAAAGCCTGCTCTACTAGCGGCGACTATAGTGTCATCACGATTACCCTCAGTAATGACTATATCAATTGCATAGCCAGAGTTATGTGAGTTCATTGCTATAGCACCCATGTTACCATTCTTCTTACGCTCTACAAAGCCAGTCTTGACTTCATATGATTGTCCAGTTTGAGAGGCAATACGAAGCAACTTAGCATATACATTATCATTGATATCTTTCCAACCTTCACTGTCCACTACAGCAGAACTAAATGTAATGTTTGCTCCAAGCCCACTCTCTGATACAGAACTAATGACTTGCATCTCTTCAGATGTAGGCTTACTTCTTATTACATAATCACTCTCTCTATTCGTAGGCTTCAATGTCTTGAATTGATTAAATGCATTGTTCTTCTTGCTCTGTCTTACGTCTTCACTGACTCGTATAGCACCATGCTTAATCGCTTCTTTTTGATTTACAGCATTCTGTGATTTAAGTGCGGCGGCTTCTGATGCCATGCTATTTGCTACTTTATTCAATCGTAGTGCAGGCGCCATGAGTATTGCTTGTAGATTTTGCGCCATTTGACATAGACGAAACATTAGATTTGCTATATTCTCTGGTGTTAATCTCTCAAAGGAAGAAGCAAGTGTAGCAAGAACCCTTTCCATATCTGCTATAATCTTTTGTACAGAAGCGTCTTTCATATAGTCATTAATGTTTCTCATGATCTTATTGATCTTCTTCATAATAGCAGAAGCGGCACTCTCCATACCTTTAAGTACTACAAGTACAGAACCTACGGCAGCCATAGCGAGTTTCTTTGCGGCATTCACAGCACCCTCTATCACTTTTTTAAGTAAATCCATCAGTGTCTCAAGTATGCCCTTTTGCTTAATACTCTCGGCTAACTTCTTTAAGTCTTTCTCTAATAGATTCTCTACATTGTTAATAACTGCTTGTCCCGCCTTGGCAACAGCAAAGGCTTGTGTTAACTTCTCTAGTACATCGTTATATGCACCACACACTGAACTGGTTAATTTTTGCCCAAGATTCTGAGCAAAGTTAAAGTCAAGATCACCTAATAGATTAGTAATGAGTACAGGTAATGCTTGTCTACTATTCACTAATACAGCAAGTGCATCAATTCTACGATCTTTAGCATCGGCTGTAGAAGTAAATGTACGATCTATACGATTTGCTCTATTGTCAGTATTCACAAAAGATTCGTCTGAAGTATTAGGCGTAGTGTCTGTTGTGCCTGTATCTGCTCCGGCACCAGTAGATAGTGTGCTTAGATTAGCATCTCCAATGACGCTTGTATTACCAGAGCCAGTGTCTATTTTGCCCGTAGTATCAAGTGCGGGCGCACCAGTTGTTGTTAAGTCTGTGCCTGAAGAGTTCGGTCTACCCTCGTTAAAGGCGACTAGTGAGTCTCTTAATTCCGAAATATTCGTGCTAGTGTCAAGTGCAAACTGTGCTATATCAGTAGGTTGAATACCCTTGTCACCACTTAATTTGTCTTGAATCGATGGATATTGCCCTAAAGTCTCGTCATCTAGACCATTCAAAATGTTATTCAGAGCATTTGTAGTGTCAATAATACTCTCTCTATCTAGATTAGCAAGGGGATCTGTGTCGTCTGGAACAAGACTTGAGAGATCGATAATAGCATTTTGAAGTGCATCACTTGTCTCTTTTAGTATAGCACCACTATCTCCACTAGCTAATGGCGCCGTATTTTGACATTCAATACTCATTATTCACCCTCTCCAATGGTCATTAAACCCGTTATAAACGACTTCACTCGCTTCACAACAGCCTCTTTTACTGCTTTACTAGGCGGTAATTCGTCTGGAACAACCACTGTTGCCTTCTCTGTAGCTGATACTTGAGCGTCTTTAAGTGATACTTGAGCCCCTCTGGCACTGTCAATATTGCCTACAGTACCGCTTGCTGACTCTTGTGTACCCATACCAAGATGCACTTTAGCCCCATCAAGTGAGGCATTCCCACTTGATTTTAAATTAATTGTACCAGCAGAAGCAACAACATCGACCTTCTTAGCGGTCATACTAGCAATATCAACACCCTCAAAACTTAACTTTTCAGTACCCTTGCCCGATAAATTCTTTGCTTCAAGGTGTATGATGTCGGGTGAATTGATCTCAATACCATGATGATCGGCATCTGCATAAGGCAATGTCTGCTCTGATACGGCTGGCGTACCATTTGAAGTGATCTTAGTATAGCACTCTGTAAACATATTTGCCTTATATGAGTCAATATGAAAGTCTCCATGTAATGCTTGTACATAGAAACCACCCTTAGTGTCGGCATCTCCAGTAGCAAACTTCATGTTACCCTTAGCACCCACGTTAATATCATCTGCTGTAGCACACATTGATATACCACCGGCACTCATATTTGTCTTCACACCGGCATTTAAATTCATATTAGAACGGGCAGTGACGTTAAAGTTCTCACACTCGATGTCAAGATCACCATTAATATAGACCTTACCACTACCAGTTTCGACCTTGAGTGACCAATCTTCTTGTACATTTGTGTGTGAAGAACCTGTAATATAACTTGACTTTACCCCATCAGTTGTGTTATACTGATCACCAAAGGACTTAATAAAGACAGTGCCGTTCGGATCAATCTGAAACACGGAGCCCGAACTGTGGGACATCAAAATGTAATCACTAGACTCACTCTCTTCGCCATCACCTAATACAACAAAGTTATCGCCGTTCTTAGAGGCAAACACTCTATTGTTCATATTATTCTCGGGCATAGCAATAGGTGGCTCATGAAATGTTTCTTCGCTAAGTGCCTGTTCTATAAAGGATTCTTGAGACGCTCTCTGTAGTAGTGTCTGCCCTTTATCCATGTCTTCACCACTCTGATAGCGATGTAGATCAGGCTTACCAAAGCTATGTACAGACTCTGGTGGCAAATAACCATCTTCACCAGGCTCACCCCCACCCCCAGATAGTGCCGGAAAGTTCATGTACATACCAGGCAGTCGCCCTATAATCATTGGCTGTTGTGCTTCTCGCCCGTCAACAAAGAAACCAAATACCCATTCACCTACCTTAGGTATCGTAACACTCTGTCCATAAGTTCCATCTAGTACAGTTGCCCAAGGCAAATCTTGTGTTGGTACATTGTCTTCTACTCGATTTGATACTCTTGGTGGATGTATACCAAAGGCTCGAACACGAACTCGACCCGCCATAGTCTTATCATAGTTGTCTTCTACAACTCCAACAAAGTGTAATAAATTATTAAATCCACCACTCATTACTTATTCCCCATAGTCACATAGATACTGTAAGTGATTGATATCACTAAACATATTCCTAGAAAGTTGTTCCATTCCAATTCCATTACGATAACCCGCCCTTAGTAATCATAATACTTTGTTTAAACAGGTCATCATTAAAGGTAGATGATATGCCAGTCACAATATATCGACCACTTCTTTCCTTATCAACCTCACGATTACCTGATAGTGTCTGGGCAATCTTATATAATTCCAAATAGATCGACATACCTGGGTACAACTTAATACGCCCATTAATCTCTAACATCATAGAGTTAACCCCAAAGTGATAGTTCACAATAGGCTTCGCTGTATAGTTCTCATAGAAGTGCTGATAAGGTTTCCTCATAAAGAAGCCAAACAGTCCCAAAGGCTGACCGATCTGAGGAAAGTCTGTCAGTAGATATTCCTCTGGCGCAGTCTCAATCGCCATATATTTGTCTAGAAAGGCTTGCGAATGCGTTAGCTTCACAGGCGATGGAAACTCTTTCTCGCCTACTTCAGTAGAGTAATCATACTGGCGTTCGATACGAGTCCTTGTAAGAGGATCGAGTTCGGTCACGGTACGCCGATAAGTGCCTTGTTTCATATCATGAAAGGTGTCGACCTTCGTGCCAAGATTGAAGTCGTTTACAGACTGCTGGGCGATTCGCTGACCTGTGCCTGTGTTGTCTTCTAACGTGTTGTAGATAAAATAAACCCGGTTTTTTTCTTCCTCTTCTAGGGCGTCTAAATCGCCGTATTTTTCGATTAGGTACTCGGGCGTACAGAAATAATACTTCTCTCTTGTCTCAAAGAATCTATAT